ATTATCCTATCTACCGCTGTCACACCCAACGATTCATACATATCACGATAAACCTCGTGCATGTTGTGCATCTCAGGAGCCTGCGCCGCTAACTGCATCTTAGTCTGAGATAACGCAATCCGCTGCGCCTGACTAAATACATTCGGATTACTGACAGGAATTACATCCACACGGTCGTCAAAATCCGACGCCATAATGCTCGACTCGTCACCAGCAACAGAATACGGATACTCCTGCGGTAAACTCTCCGACATTACACGCGCCAGAATTTTAAACTCCTGACGCATCGAATAATGTAAACGCTTGTGAACAGCACTCATTACTCGCGAACCCTGCTCTAACATCGCTATCGTCGTGCCAACCGCCGCGTTCTGATTACCGTCACCAACCTTCATATCAGTAATGGTCGCAAACCGCTGTCCAGCCTGTACAACAAAACCCAATAACTCAAACAACGTCCGGTCAGGACCCTTAAACGGCAAAGGCATTAAACTGTCTCGAATAGCGCCACCCGGAGCATCTACGTCCCTAAACTCCCCCGGTTGTAAAGGATCGTCGTCGTCCCTAATCCGAAGTCCGCGGGCCTTGAACCCCGCAGGTAAATTCGACAAAGTACCAGCATCAATCAACTGCCGCAAAGCACTGGTCGCGGTCCGCGATAATCCACCAATAGTATGGATCAAGCCCAAGCCGTAGAACCCAAATCCCGGTAAGAACTTAAAGTGCGTGAAATATGCAATCTTCTTTTTAGCCGGATCGTCCTCACGGTAATTACGCCGAATAGACAAAACCTGACCGTTGTCCTGAGATATAGTAACAATGTAAGGAACCTTAATGCCCGTAGGCTCACCGTCCTCATCTAAATCCTCATAACCCTCTAAATCCAAATCAACGTGACACTCCAACAAAGTGCAGTCGTAATCAATCTGCGAAGGCTCAATGCCGTCAATCCGGTTTATCTCAGAATCAACCTCCGTAACATCACCCTGCGCAGGTATCACGTCTATATCTAAATAAACCCCCGCAAGCTGCTTCTTACGCAAGTCGTTTAAATCCATCCGTATAAGCTGACTAATGTTCGGACACGTATCCAAATCAGAAGTATCATACGGCACAACCAAATTCTGTGCAGGAACAAACTTACTTACGGCGCGGTCCATGACCTCGTCATAATAAGTCTTCTTAAATGTACTGCCAGCAAGCGGTAAATAAAACAACATCTGATCCATGTCAGGAGTGTAATCCTCCATGACATTCGTAATGTAGTAATTCATAAATTGACGAACCCGCTTGGCCTGATCCGCCTTGGCATGAGTCTCCTCGCCCATAACCTGCGTTCGTACAGGACCACCCGCAGGCAATAGCTCGTTAAACGCCTGCGCCTGAAACTGCGTAGCAGCCTCCGCTAACAAAGGATGCGTTACACCACTGGAACCACGAAACGGCTGAGTGCGCTCCTCGTAATTAAATCCCAACAACTCCAAACCATCCGTATACGCATCCTCCCAATCCTGACGACCAGCCTTGTTAGCATCAAACTCCGCAGCTAAATCGTTGCCAATGCGACTAAGTTCGCGGTCCGGCATCTCCTCCGCCAAGTTAGCGTAAAAATCTCCGCCCTCACCGCGCATGTCCTCGGGATCAAAGTCTACCGTAACCCCACCGTCATCCTCCTCAGAGATTTCTATCTCCACGTCAGAATCTACCGCATACAACATAGGGTCCGCGCCAGAGTCCGGTATCTCTATCTCCAACTCAGCGCGTAAATCGTCCTCGTCAAGCTGACTCGGTACGTTCGTATCCATCAATCCGCCAATAGCCATAGCCGTCTCCGTCAATAATATGCGTGTACCCTAGCAGATGTTTCGTCATCTTGCCAATCATCTGTTGGCAACTGCACAAAATTGCCCTGACGATACCTCATCAAAGCCTGTGTAGCACTGTCAACCAAATCATCAAACTCACCGTTGGGAAACGCCGCCATCTCCTCAATTAACTCGTCCGCCCAACTCTTGTCAGGAGCATACACCATACCAGCCTCAAATAAAGGACTAACACTGTGCAATCGCGTTACCTTGTCATTGCCCCTACTCGGAGTGAAATTTACAACCGGTATCCCAACCTGACGCATCTCCTGCGTCAAAGGAGTCCCACTCGCCTTCGCCTCCACAATCACAGTGTCAGGCTCCCAAAACTTGTACTCCTCAAAAGCAATTCGCTTTAATTCAGGAAAATCCCAACGACCCTTCTTACTATCCAACAATATCAACGCAGGGGACCCACCATCCTCTTCAGGATAAAACACACCCCACGTCGTAATAGCACTGTAATCAGCACTCTCCCGCTTGCTAAACGCCGTGTCATAACTCTGTATCACATACTGCAAATTAGGGACCCGCTCACTCTCCCAACGCTGCCACCACTCCCGAGGAACAATCGCATTCTCATCTCCAGTAGGGTTCTGCTGGTACTGAGCATTCCACTTCATAGGAGGAATAGACGCCTTAACCGCAGTCAAATCCTCAATACTCCAATACTCAGGCCAACAAGGCGTGTCGTCCTCAAAAATAGCAGGTAACTCTACAACCTCCCATTGATCCGCTAAAGGGTCCTTAGCCATAGCACGTAACAACTGACCCGTCATGTCCTTCTCAGACCACCGAGTCTGTACCAAAACGATAGAGCCCCCGGGCTGTAGTCGCTGCCGAGGGCCCCCAGTATACCAATCCCAAGCGTCAGTAAAACCGTTCGTACTCATAGCCGTCTGCTCAGAATGAGGGTCGTCAATAATAATTAAATCACCACCACGACCCGCTAAGTTAGAACCAACACCAACAGCATAATACATCCCACCAGCACTCGTGTCCCACCGACCAGAAGCCTTCGAATCCGCCGCTAACTTAACGTGAGGAAATACCCCCTTATACTCATCCGTGTCCAAAAGATTCTTAGTCTTACGACCAAAGTTTACAGCCAACTCCGTCGTGTGAGTCGCCTGAATGATCTTCATACTAGGATTCTTGCCCATCATCCACGCAGGAAACAAAAAGGATGCAAACTCAGACTTCGTGTGCCGCGGAGCCATGTTGATAATCAAACGCTTTAACTCGCCACTCGCAACACGCTCCAACTTCTCAGCAATAATGCGGTGATGACGACCAGCAATAAAGTCAGGCCACATACCCCTCACAAACGGTAAAAAATTATTACGCTGAGACTCCTGCTTCTCTATTTGTGCAAGTCTAAGTTGAAGTTTTAGAGCTTTTTCTTGTAGTGCAATAGTCACAGATCGGGGACCCCTAATGCTCTATCTTCCTGTAGCTCTGTTAAACGCTCAACCTCCATATCCTCTATCTCTGAATCAGAAGGGCCCTCCTCGTCCCAGCGTTTTTCGTTCGCGGTCCGGTGATCCATAGCCGCGAACCGCGCTTCCTCTTCGCGGTCTTGTTTAATAGACTCTATGTCCGCAGCTTCTAGTTGCATTTCTTTAATAATACCCATGAGCTTTCTCCTTAAAATTGTACAACGGTTATAGTCTTATTACATAGTTATACCCCATATCATTTTTATGGCAACTATTTGTCAAAAACATGGCCCAAGCCCCCGCAGGTCGACACGGGGCGCGCGGTCGGCGGATTCCGGTCGATTTGGGTTTAACCTAGGCGGTTTGACCCGATATCGGGGGGACCCTAGTCGCGTTAAACGGTCTTTGGGCCATTGATAACATGCGATAATGTCTATCCTGGTCCGGGTTTCGTGATCGTGCTGCGGTTGTTTGGCGCGGGATATCGGAGCGCAGCCGTGGCGATTGGTCCGCCAGCTGCTGCAGCTGCTGCAGTTAATTGGCGCTCGAACGTCGTTCCGGTGGATTTAACTGCGCGGCTGCGCTCCGATATTTTCCGCCAGCTGGCGTCGGATCGGGGCGGATCGGTCCAGATCGGCGGCTCTGTCGTCGATCTCGTTGTCGATCGTCGGGTATCTGGGCACCGGATCGACCAGAACGAACCATATCCCACGGTCCACGGTTCATGGTCGGTAGGTTTAAGCCAAGGGGCGGGGTGCGGGGGTCGCATGTGTCACTAATAAAAAAGAGCCGCTCCAAGGCGGCTCTGATCGTCGGTGCGGTGGTGCTGGTCGTTAGGTGTGGGCGTATCCGTCACGCTCGACGCATAGCCACATGTTAGCCCAATATACCGTGACCGCGTCGTCACAATAGAATGTGTCTTTTACGCTATCAAGAAAGCGTTCGAGCGTCGGGCGGGTGCTTTCGTCCAGTTCGGACCATTTGCGCTCTAACGTGTCCCGTTGGGCTACTGTCATATTAATCATAGCTTACACCGGAAAAAGCCGTGTTGTCCTACGTCGGCCCAAACCTCGGTAAAATCAGAAAGGCTTTGGCTTATCGCGCCGTTGTCGATGGCGGGGTGCATTTTGCTGTCGATCAAATGCAAGTCGCTGTCGTTGGGGTGCGCTGTATCCAATAGATTTACAAGGTCGTAATCTTTCCAATCGCTGGCGGTTGTAAATCCTTCGAGGTAAGCACGGGCGGTGCTTATGCCGTTCGAGGTGTAAAGCACTGTATGGCTCTCGGTCCCGTCTAGCTCGAATGTCGAGGCTTCGATCTGATATCGTTTCATAGTTTTGGTTCTCCAATAAGCAAGCGGGCGGATTGCCCCCTGCCCGTGCAGTATGGGATATCTTGTGTTGATCTGTCAAACATAAAAAAGGCCCGCGCAATGGCGGGCCAAGTTGGGCAAGGTTGGGCGGGTGTTTAACCCAGTGTGATTTTTGCGCCTCTCAAAACATCCTCGACAATCTCGGTCACCTCGTCGTTAATGTCGCGCTCGGAAACAATTTCTTCGATCTCGGACTGAAAAGAACTAATATCAAAATTGTAAGTGATATCTTCACGTATCTCGTCCATATGATCTTGAATATCAAAAGCGGTTACTTTTGTTTTTAGCTGCTCGGCAATGTTGTAGGCGGTTTCGCCGGATATCATTGCCCCTAGTTGATCTTTCAAAAGTTTAAAAAGGGGCAAGCGTATATCGTCTAACATTAAAGCGTTTTCTTGGCTAACGGTTCGAAGTGCTTCCATCTCTTCACGCAAGCGGTCAAGTTCCGCGTCACGGCGTTCAATTATGCGAAGCGCCTCGCTCAATGCGGTTTCGTTTTCGTGGTCTGTTTTAGCTAGTTCCATTTTTTGTCCTCCAAACAAAATTAAGGGGCAAGGTTTCCCCTGCCCCAACATGCGCTATTGTAAAGCGCAAATCAAGATAAAAGTTTAAGCGGCAATACGGTTCCAATCTCGGGCGTTCATATTCAACAGCTGACCACCGCGACGTTGCCAGTCGTCGGCGTTATCGATGTCGCTGGTATTGGCTACGGCTGTAACCGCATTGATCAAGGTTGCGCGGGATAGTGGTCGGTCGTTCTCATAGCCCGCTTGCCCTATGGTATTCATTAGACCATCTAAAACGTTCGAAGTCTCTTTTTTAGTCAGACGCATAACAGTACCTAAATTGTTGACCGTGTCAGCAACACTAAAATCACCTTCGATCACGTCGGCGGCTGCTGCTTTCATCTTGGTCAAAACTTCGTCAAACATTTCACGCGACGAATAGGCCGATACTAGATCGCGCAATTTTAAATTTAATGCGCGGTTGTCTGCCTCTTGCGCCTCTCCAGATAACAAGCCCCAATCGTCGCTGTCGCGGGCGGACGTGATATGGCTGCTCCGCGTTTTGTTCTCAGTCTGCATGCCATTAAGGCAAGCCAAGGTCCAAAAAAGCTGATATGCCGTCACCGATCCCTGCCCCGTCTCCGAGTTGGAAAAGCCCACACCGTTAGCCATAATATCTGCCACGTTTGCACCCGCCCCAGTGTGAACAAGCGATTTAAACCGCATGTACAATTTGCTGTCACTAATATTAGCTTGAACAACTTGAAGCTGGCTGTCGTTTTCCATAATCGACGGCAATACAGTTTGGAGCATGTCGTTATTGTCATAAGTTTTAAAGCGGTCGGACAATAAAGCGCGGGCGGTTCCGTTGGTTTCGTCGGTGTCGAGAAACGTTCTCAACATCTTTCTTTTAGGTTCTTTCTGAAAATGAGCGTTGATTAGCGTATCAAACTCAGCGGGGTAATGATCCTGCAAACGTCGGGCGGTTCTCGTTTCAATATCGCAATGCGCCGCCAACTGTTGAAAGGCTACAGAATTGATATCAAGGTGCCGTGTGGGTTCGCCGCCTTTTGCTTCGATCACTAAAGCGGGGCGGTTTGTTTCGGGGTCGGTTACTTT